TGAGATTGTATTTGAAAACAAAATTCTCATAGATTACTTTGAATCAAGAGGTAACAGAGTTCTTAAGATTGATGACTTTAGTGGTGAGTTTAATAGTAACCCAAGAGAAACAAAGTATTCTATCGTTGATTTCTTTGATAACAAATATGCATGGAACAAGTTCTTTACTTTAATTCAAGATAGTGAACTGAGAAGTAGAAAGCAGTTCGGTGTAGTTACTGTTCTTCAGGATGGTACTACAGGTTATGTGAACCAATACGGCACTATCGACACGGGTAAACCACTGGGTTCGTTTGATTACATCGGTGCTGGTACCAGTGAGTGGGGTCTTACATTCTTCCCCAACCTGTTTGAATATAATAACTACGATATCTCATATTTCACATTTAGTGGTGTTGAAAGTTTGACTAGTGTTGGGTCAACTCAAGTCGGTGATGTTGTTTCAATTGCATCGTCATCAGTATCCGTACCAGTTTCGACAACCACCACTTTGGTGCAGATTCCAACCGCAAGTAGGTCGGCAAAACTTCATGTTCAAATGGAAGATGCTGAAGACAACTACTTCTACACAGAACTGAATGTATTGCATGATGGTACAAATGTACAACTTCTCCAATATGGAGATATTGATTCAACTGAGGGTATCTCAAGTGGGTTTGGTACATATACAGCAAATATTAGTGGATCCAATATTGACGTTAATATTGTACCAACAGTAGGAACTGCTGTTACTGCCAATATTATCTCTGTAGAGACTAATGCAACAGCAACAGGAGTTAATACAACTCCGATGAGTGTTACAAACCTTTCTTCATACTACAAGTCAATCTCTGCATCTGGTTCTCCAGTTGCAAATGAGATTGCAGCATATGAAGATCCATTTGCTGGTGAATACTTCATGGTAACTGTCCATGACACTACCAACAATGAATATGAGATGTTTGAGTGTCATGTTCTTGACTCAAATAACCAAAACATTGTTAAGTATGGACGTATTGGTACTAACTCTGGTTTAGGAACAGTTGGTGCTGTTACATCAGGCACCTCTGTAAGTCTGGTATTTACACCTAATGCAAGTATTGATGTAGATGTCAGAACCTTTGGTATTGGTCTGAAGAACTATAATAATATTGTTGGTATTGCATCAATCAGTGCCCTACAAAATAACATTTTGTTCTCTGATTACGGTACATATACTGGCACTGAGTTTGACAAGAAGAGAGCATTCAATCTCAAACACAATACTCTCCCAATCTTCCAGAGAGCATTCCTTGGAAACGATTCTTCAATTGTAAATCTGTCAACAAATCAGGTAACAATTCCAGATCACTTCTTTGTCACTGGTGAGAAGGTAAGCTATAGTTATGAGAACTCGGATTTATCTACAGCAAATGCAATTGGTATTGCAACAACAACTGTTTCGGGTGTGTCAACAGATAAGTTACCTTCTGAACTCTACATTGTCAAATACAGTAATAAGTCTGTTGGATTTGCTAAGAGTGCAACTGATGCACTTGCTGGATCACCAATTGTATTTGATCTGACTTCTGTTGGTGTTGGTACATTCCATAAGTTGACTGCAACTAACCAGAATGCAAGAGCTCTTGTTGCTATTGACAACATGATTCAGGCTCCTGTAACTGAAGTCAACGTATCTACAAGACTGGATCAAAATGTAATATTTGATGTTGACTTTGATGTTGTTGGTATTCAATCATTCAAGGCAAATGATATCATTAAGATTGATAGTGAGATTATGTTACTTCAGGACATTGGTGTTGGAGCAACCAACAATTTCAGAGTTCTGAGAGGTCAAATGGGTACTGGTGTTGCCACACACAACATCGGAACATCTGTGGAACTTCTCGGTGGTAATTACAACATTGTTGATAACACACTTCACTTTGTTGAAGCTCCATTTGGTGCAACACCACTCAGTACTACTACACAAGGTCCTGATAATATTGACTGGTCTGGTATCACAACTTATTCTACTTTCCAAGGTAGAACATTTATGAGAAGTGGTATCACTGATGATTCTGCTGATACTTACAGTACCAATTACACCTTTGATAACATTCAAAGTCAGTTCAATGGTCAAAGTAAGTTCTTCTCACTTGTACAAAATGGCAACAATGTAACTGGTTTTGCAACTAACCAGGCAATTGTTCTTAACTCTAACATTTTACAAGAACCACAAGGTGCACAGAACACCACTGGTGACTTTACACTCCTAGAAACTGCGGGTATTACAAGTATCACCTATCTTGGTGATAGTGTATCTTCAGAATCTGATCCTAACATGGCAACGATTCCAAGAGGTGGAACAATTATCTCTGTGGCATCTACTCCAGGTCTTGGATATCAGCCATTGGTATCTGCTGGTGCATCATGTTTCGTATCTGGCGGTGGTACAATTACATCTGTTGAAATTGGCAATCCTGGATCTGGATATAGAGTTGGTATTCAGACCGTTAATGTTGGTTATGCCGTTTCTTCAACGGGTATTACAACAGTTGTGAACATCGGTACAGCAACCATTCAGAATGGACAAGTTGTTGCTATTACAACCAGTTACTTTGGAGCAAATCTTGATCAGAATAACCCTCCTCTCATCATAATTGATGCACCTCTTCCTTATTCAAACATCCCTCTGGTCTATGCAGACGGTCAAAGTGGAGTTGGTACAGGTGCTCGTGTAGATATCACAGTTGGTCAGGGTTCGAGTGTTATTAATTTTAATATTGTGAGTGGTGGATTTGGTTATGGTGATGGTGAGGTATTAAGACTCTCTATTGGTGGTACAACTGGTATTCAGACTGATACAAGTTACACATATGACGAATTCCAACTCACAGTTTCAGATACCTATCGTGATACATTCAATGGATTTACAGTTGGTGAACTTGATGTATTTGATAAACTCGATACCTTGTTCGATGGTGTGGAGAAGAGATTCCCACTCACTATCGCTGGTGCTGGATTTGCCATTGAAACTGCAGATGGTTCTGATATCGACATTGCACAGTGTCTGATTGTTACCATCAATGACATTCTTCAGGTACCAAATCAGGCCTATAAGTTTAATGGTGGTTCTATCATTGAATTTACTGAGGCTCCTAAGGAAGGAGATACATCAAAAATCATCTTCTACAAAGGAACACCTGATGTCGATGTTGTTCTAGTTGATATTCTTGAAACTGTCAAGGTAGGTGACACTTTACAACTTAAGAATGATTCTTCCAAGGGTCAAGGATTTGGTTTATATCAAGAACCAAGAACTGTAGTTGGTATTACAACTCTTGACACTGTTAGAACATTCGCTTACGACGGTCCTGGTATTACTACAAACCAAGCACTTGTAAGACCACTTACATGGTGTAAGCAAACTGACGATATCACTATCAATGGTGACTTTGTAACTAAGGACAGAGTTGAGTATGAACCATCAATCTATCCTGCAGCATATCTGACATCTTATGTTGGAACCTCAAGTGCTGTTGCATATACAGACACTGTAAGACCATTCTTCAATTCTACAAATGAGACTTCACTATTGGATTATCAAGATAGAATTGTTATCATTGATCAATCACCAATTGCATCTGCAATTGCAACTGTAACCGTCAGTGTTGCAGGTACGGTCACTGGATTTACAATTTCCACAGGTGGTCAGGGTTATGATGGTATGACACCATCAGTTTCAATCTCTGAACCAGATGATATTGTAGGTGGAACCAGAGCAACTGCCACTGCAAGTGTTACTGGTACTGCAGTCACTTCGATTACAATCACTAATGCTGGTGCTGGTTATACACAACCACCATCAATCTTGATTGAAGTTCCTAATGCAAGAAGAGAACAGATTGGTGTCAGTTCTTACTTTGGTGATCTTGGACAGATTGTTGGATATGCACAATCTACAGGTGCTCTTGGAACACTTGAATTGTATATCCCAGAGGATTCTTACATGAGAGATCCTACTATTGTAGGTACCGCAGTTACCATCAGTCAACTCAATACTGGTGACTACTTCGTGGTCAACCTTTCAAACTTTGGTCTGTCTACAAGCACAAGTGACAATATCTATCAGGTATCTGCTGCTTATAACTCCACAGTTGATTTGACTTCAGTTGGTCTTGGAACAACTGCAATTAGAAGAGTTGAGGTTGCAAATGTTGGATTTGGTACCACGGTAGCTGGATTCACACGAGGTAGAAATCTCGGTGAATACACATGGGGTAAGATTCAATTCTTGAATAGAGCAACCGTAGATGCACTTGAATTTACACCTAATTCATACACAGGCATTACTACATCACCGTTGGTTCAGAGATTCAGACCTTTGAAGTTTAATAACTATCAAACTTAAAATAAATAAAACATAGAAAAGGATCCTACAGTAGATGGCATACCAAGGTATTAACACTGGCACTACGCCTAATGATGGAACAGGTGATACCCTAGTTGATGGTGGTGTAAAAATTAATAGTAATTTCCAAGAGGTTTATAACCTCATTGGTGATGGTTCTACTTTGGCTGTAGGTGTTGTTACTGTCATCTCTGCAGGAACAAATGTTGCAGTGAATACAACAACTGGTTATGTTGAAATTTCTGCACCAACACCTGTTTCTATTGCAACAACTGATGTTGACATCTCTAGAAATCTAAAAGCTGCAGGTATCACAACCTTGGGTGTTACCACAGTTACATCATTCTTATCCTCTGGCATTTCAACTCTGGCAAGTCAGGGTGGTATCACTACAACTGGTGGTGACTTGTATGTAGGTGGTGATCTCTATGTATTGGATGATATTGTATATGATGAAGTAACTGGTAGAAACATCAATATTACTGGTGTTGGTACAATTGGACAGTTATTTGTTGGTGCAGGTCATTCTGCAGGAACACTGAATGTATCTGGTGTTTCTACACTTACTGGAAATGTAAGTCTTGGTTCATCTCTATTGATGACTGATGACAAACAATTTATCTTAGGAGAACAATCAGAATTTACTTTCTTCCATAATGACTCTGATGGAAATGTCATTAGAGTAAATGTAGGTGATTTAAATATTAAGGCAGATACCCAAAACTTCACTAGTGGTGCTGGAACAACACAGGTAATGTCAACCAACGTTGACGGAAATTATGGTGTTGAACTGTATTACAATAACAATAAGAGATTTGAAACAAAACATGGTGGTGCTAATGTATTAGGTTACTTCAAAGTATCTGGTATTTCTACTCTTGGTATTGTAACTGGCGCTACATACTATGGCGATGGATCAAACCTAACACTCACTGGTGCTGATGCTTCTGGTGTTACAGGTATTACAACTCTTATCCAGGCAGGAGCTAACATCAGTGTTACAACAAATTCTGGTATATCAACCATTTCATATATTGGAGCTGCAAATACTTCTAACATAAATGCTGATTCTTTAGTTGTTTCGGGAGTATCGACACTTGGTGTCATTACTGGTGCAACATATTATGGTGATGGATCAGAGGTTGCAGATGTAAGATGGGATATTGGAGCCAATGGTTCTAGTGACTATACTTACACTGGAATTGGATTTACTCAAACTACAAACGATCCTATCCTCTACCTATTAAAAGGTAATGTTTATGAGTTTGAAAATAACAGTGGTGGAGGTCATCCATTTCAAATAAGATTATCAAACGGTGGTTCAGCTTACAGTGACGGAGTAACAAATAATGGTGCAGCAAGTGGTATTATCAGGTTTGAAGTTCCATTTAATGCCCCAGAGACTCTCTACTACCAGTGTACAAATCATTCTGGAATGGGTAATACCATATACACTGTAGGAAGAAACACAAACATTAGTGCAGATTCATTAACTATTTCTGGTGTATCTACATTGGGTGTTATTACTGCAACTAATCAATATAACACTGGTATTGTTACTGCTGTTGGAGGATTTGTCAGTGCAGCTTCTACACAGGGTGTTCAGATTACATTCTCTGGAACGACTTTAACATTTACTGTTGCAGGAATTGGTTCCACAAGTCTTACATTATCCTAATAAATAAGAAAAAAGTCCTCTAACAAATGGCTGCGATAATTACTGATCAATTGCGCATATTGAATGCAAAGAATTTTGTCGATTCGGTACAAGATTCTTCTAATTCTTACTATGCGTGGATTGGTTTACCAGATGCTCCTGAGTTTCAGAGCGATTGGAACTCAAATCCTCCAGCTCCTAAAGATAGTTTGGATGATTCCAACTATTACTGGGACACCATGTTGGCCCTTAAAAAGATTAATTCGGGTGATGTAAGTCAGGTTATAAGAAAAATTACCTGGCAATCGGGTACCACATATGATATGTGGAGAAATGATATTGATAGAGATAATCCTTCACAACCATCTGGAGCATATGATATCTATGACTCCAACTATTATGTAATGAATAGTGAGTATAAAGTTTATATTTGCTTATTCAATAACGCAAATCCAGAGAATAGTTTTAGAGGTGGTCCTTCTCTTGACGAGCCAAATTTCACAGATTTGGAGCCAAGAGAGGCTGGAAGCAGTGGTGATGGTTATATTTGGAAGTATCTTTACACGATTAAGCCGAATCAAATCATTAAATTTGACTCAACGAACTATATTGCAGTCCCAACTGACTGGGAAACCAACAGTTCTTACTCTTCTGTAAGAGAAAATGCAGGTACAAGTGGCCAATTAAAGATTGTTACCATTAGAAATCGTGGAGTTGGTATCGGAACTGCCAATGTAACCTATACAAGAGTGCCAATTTTGGGTGATGGACGTGGTGCGGAGGCCACAGTTGTCATTAATAACGACTCAAAAGTCGAATCTGTGACAATTTCAAGGGGAGGAAGTGGATATTCCTTCGGAACTCTTGATTTAGAGAATGGTGGTGTCCCAAATGGTAGTGTAGCACCCGTTTTTAACGTAATTATTCCCCCTCCAGGTGGTCACGGAGCAGATATTTACCGTGAATTAGGTGCTTATAACGTACTTTCTTATGCTAGATTTGAAAATGACACCCAAAATCCAGATTTTATCACTGGAAATCAGTTTGCACAGGTAGGAATTGTCAAAAATCCCACAAATTACAACTCAACAACCAATTTGACCAAAGATAAGGCCAGTGCAGTTTATGCACTGAAACTTGTTGGTACTGGTTACAGTGAAGCAGTCTTTACAGCTGACAGTTTTGTTACACAAACTGTTGGTTTGGGTTCAACAGCAATCGGTAGAGTTGTATCTTACGACCAACAAACTGGTATTTTGAAGTATTGGCAGGATAGAAGAACTGCTGGTTTCAATACTGATGGTACTCAGAACACTGTTCCTGTGTATGGTTTTGAACAATTGAAATTTACATCATCACCTACAAGTGGTGGTAGTATCCAAATCTCACCTAATTCAGGTAATACACTAATTATCGACCAAAACTTTACAGGTGTATCTACGACAATAAATAGTCGTACCTACTATCTGGGTCAAGAATTCATTAGTGGAATTTCAAATCCAGAGTCTCAAAAATACTCTGGTGACATCATTTATGTCGATAATAGGCCATCAGTCACCAGATCATCTTCACAGAAAGAAGACGTTAAAGTTATCTTGCAATTCTAAGAGATATGCCACAGGAAACTAATCTCAATGTCGCTCCATATTTTGACGACTTTGATCCCCAGTCGAATTATTATAAGGTTCTATTTAAACCTGGTTTTCCTGTTCAAGCAAGAGAACTGACTGGTCTGCAGTCTATTCTGCAAAACCAAGTTGAGGAAATGGGTAACCATTTCTTCAAAGAAGGTGCTAAAGTCATTCCTGGGGACTTGACCTATATTCAGAATTTCTATGGAATTCAAATTGAGTCTGAATTTCTGGGTATTCCTGTAGGAATTTATCTTGACCAACTAATTGGAACAACAATTACTGGTGCAACTTCGGGAGTCACTGCAAAAGTTGTAACATATATTACAGATAGTGAGTCTGAGAGGGGAGTTTATACTCTTTATCTGAATTATGAGAATTCTTCCACTTCTGATGAAGAAGTAAACACATTTTTAGATAGTGAAATTCTCACCACAAGCACAAATATTACTTATGCATCTACTTTCATTTCTGAAGGTGAGGGTTTTGCAACTACAATTCCACAAAATGCAGCAATTATTGGCTCATCATTCAATTTATCTCAGGGTGTTTACTTCCTGAGAGGGTATTTTGTCAATGTTAATGCCCAAACACTGATTCTTGATCAATATTCCAATACTCCTTCTTATAGAGTCGGTTTAGACGTTGTTGAAGAGATTGTTTCCTCCGATGTTGACTCTTCACTCAATGATAATGCCCAAGGATTCAACAATTTTACGGCTCCTGGTGCAGATAGACTGAAAATTTCCACAACTTTGTCGAAAAAACCACTTGGTAGTTTTGATGAGTCGAATTTTGTTCAATTATCAGAAGTAAAAGACGGTGTTTTACGTCTTATTAACAAAAATACCGATTATAACTTCTTAGGTGATGAACTTGCACGTAGAACTTTTGATGAATCTGGTGATTATTACGTAAAAGAGTTTGTAACTTCGGTTAAGAACAGTCTTAACAACAACGAAGGAAATAGAGGTATCTATAATTCCACTCAAGTCACTCAATCTGGTAACGTTCCTAGTGACGACCTTGGTATCTACAAAATCTCCCCTGGTAAGGCATATGTAAAAGGTTATGAGGTAGAAACCATTGCTCCTACTTTAATTGACTTCGAAAAGCCAAGAACTACAAGAACCATTGAAGATCAGGCTGTTAATTTCGGTTTTGGACCAACTCTGAACTTAAACAGAGTTAGTGGATCTGCCACAATTGGTATCAATACTTCTTTAACTCTAAGTTTGAGAGACCAGAGAGTTGGTGTCAATTCATTGGCCTCTTCAGGTAAAGAAATTGGAATTGCAAGAATATATGACTTTGTTTTAGAAGGTGGTTCATATGACACTACATTCCCCAACCTGAATACATGGGATTTATCATTGTTTGATGTTCAGACATATGCTGAGATCACACTAAATGAGCCAATTACACTCTCCACGTCAACCCTCATCAAAGGTGAGTCAAGTGGTGCAAAGGGTTTCCTAAGGAGTAATGTTACTGCAGATACTGACCTTACAGTTTACAATGTTGAAGGTGAATTTCAAAAGGCTGAGAGACTTATTTTCAATGGAGTATTAGATGATGCTAGATTTGTTACAATTAGTAGGAACTACTCATTGTCTGATGTTAAATCAGTACATGGTGTGGTTGGAACTGCAGCAACCTTTACTGGGGACACAGTTCAGTCATTAGTTCGTAATTTTGGTTCAGCAAATATTTCTGCCGAATTTGGTAGTTCATCACTGATTTCAATTCCTGCAGATCCTGGCTTCTCGTTCATTGGTATCGTTACTGTCGGTAACATTGTAAGATATTCTAGACCAACTTTAGATGTAGCAAGTTTTGCAAGAGTTACAGGTGTAGGTCAGACTAACATTACTGTTCAAGCTGTTCCTACTGTTTCTGGTATTTGTAATGGCGCTCTTCCAACCAGTGTAGAGACCGTTCAGAACTTTGAACTTCTCTCCACCAAAGGGGTTGGTGGTCCTGGTTCAGGTAATTTGGCAAATAATACAACTCTTTACAGTGCATTTCCTAAGACCAATATTTCATCAGTAAATCTTATTGGTTCTGAGTTAGTAATTAGAAGACAATATACAACTTCCATCACTAATAATTCTACTCCTGTCATCAATACCGAAGAAAAGGAGGTATTCTTACCATTTGACGAGGAAAGATATACTCTTATCAGATCTGATGGTTCTACTGAGGTTCTGACAGAAGATAGATTTGAATTTACGAATGGTTCAACGTCACTTCAAATCAATGGTCTTGGTGCTAATGACACGGATACCAAACTTATCACAACAATTAGAAAGACTGACGTTACTTCAAAAACAAAACTGAAGAACGTATCTCAAGATTTGATCATCAATAAGT